GTTCACGATGGCGACTATTCATGGATACAAGCCAGCAAACCTGGAACTTCGACACGCTCACTATACCTCAACCCGAACGGCGGCGGAGTACTGATCGGTGGCGCGCTCACTTACGCCAGCACTACTTTGGCCAATACGTTCACGGGAAGTTCAGGCAGTAGTCTAGTTGGCTCTATCAGCCCTTCGCTTACAGGAACGACCACTATTTCAGGCAGTCTAAACCTGAATTTAGCGCGCGCCTCGGGCGGTCCACTCAACTTCATCGACGCCACAGTCACCACTGGAGACACTGTTCAGATGGGCTGGGGCGCGGGGAGCGGAGCGCAAACTTTCAATCTCTATAAGAGCACGGCGAACACTGGCGCAACGATTACGCTTGCTTCGTGGACGACTGCCGGGTTGCTGACTGTTCCAAGCCTTACTTCTTCGGGGGCGGCCACGCTCAGTGGCGCGCTGACCTATGGCGGCGTCACCCTCGCCAATAGCGTCACCGGCACCGGCTCGATGGTGCTGAGCGCGAGCCCAACCCTTACTGGCACGCTGACTGCGCCGACGTACACCGCGACGGGCACGACGACCGCCTTTGCAATGCCCATCGGTAACGCGAACACCATTGGTCAGACGGCGGTATCGACCCATCAAGCGGGCAACGCTGGGTCGGTGACGTTCGGCATCAGCGATGGTGGCGGTTTCGCAGGCGTCAAGGTGACGAACGTGTGGGGTGGCACCTACTCGTCGCAGCGCACCTCGATCCTGTGCGGTTACGGCGGCGCGTTCGCTTCGACCGAGTGTACCCGTTTCGAGTACGACGGCTCCGTTGTGCTGGGCCTTCAGTCGGCCAATGCGACGACCAACACGACGGGCTACGTCTACATCCGCACATCGGCGGGAGCGCCGACCGGCGTGCCGACTGCTTACACCGGCATGGTCGCCCTCCAGTACGACACGACAAACAAGAAGCTCTGGGTCTATGATGGCGGTTGGCTCCAGCCCAAGACCCCGGCTGGCGCTGCAATCGTCACATGGCAATAGAGGAAATCATGAAGAAGATCGTACTCGTCGTTACCGCCCTGCTCCTGTCGGCCCCCGCGTTCGCGCAGGCCCCACAGCAGGCACCCAACGAGGAACTGGACGTTGCGATGCAGCTTTTGAACGAGAGGACCGGGCAAGTCATCAAGCTCGCTGCCGAAGTCCAGAAGCTGGGCAAGCAGCTACAGGAAGCCCGCGCCGAGTTGGCGAAGGCCAAGACACCGCCGCCCGCCAAGCCGTAAGGAGCCGCGCCGTGAACGAGACTGAACTCACTAAAAAGATGCACGAGATCGACAAGACTCTCGCGGCGCATCTTCAGGAGTGCTTTCTCCAGAACCGGCAGGTCTGGCATGAGTTGCGCGCCTTGAAAAACGTCGCGTGGGTCGTGGCAATTGGTATTTTCTCTACGCTGACCTTGATCACGGGCGCGCTGGCCAAGAACTTTCTAAAATTGTGAGGCTTTGATGTACGCCATCGCCAAGCCTTACACCGACCCCGGCATGCAGCGAAAGCTGGAGTGGGTGGCGCGCATGCTCGACGCATCCAAAGCATCCGCCGCCAAGATTGGTTGCAGCCCCGAAGCCATCGTGGCGCAGGCGGCGCAGGAGACGGGCTGGGGACGTTCGACCATTGGCAACAACGTCTTCGGCATCAAGGCGTCCCCCGGCTGGAAGGGCACGGTTGTGATGCAGCCTACATGGGAAGTCGAGAACGGCGCGGTCGTCCACATCGTGGCACCGTTCCGCGATTATCCGACTTTGGCCGACGGAATTGAGGACCACTTCCAGTTCCTCAAGGCCAACAGCCGCTACAGGAACGTGTTCGACCACGACAACACCATGTCGGATCAGGAGTACTTCCGGCGGCTGGCGGCGGACGGCTACGCCACCGACCCCAACTACGCGCAGCGCCTGAGCGACGTGCTCGACGCGGTCAACGTGTTCAAGTCCCGTCTGTCGGAGGACGGCGTTCTCCCTTGGTCGCCGCCGCCACGCCTTATGATGATTGGCGTCAGCCCCGGCCCGGATGTGGTGGCACTTCAGAAGGCGCTGGGCATTACGGCGGATGGAGATTTCGGACCCGGCACCAAGCGAGCCGTCATGGAGTGGCAGCGGACGCACCCGGCGTGCGGCGACGTCGATGGCGTAGTAGGCGTGCTTACTCGTATGTCTTTAGGAGGTAATCATGTTCCTCGGGCTTAGTCAGGACCAGTGGAAGTCCCTTCTCCGCACCGCCGCCTGCATCGGCCTGACGTGGCTGGTGTCGAGCGGCAAGCTCACCAACGAACAGATGGGCCAGATCACCAGCTTGGCCGCGCAGGCGGCACCGATCATCGCTATCGTCGGCACCGTGGTCTGGGGTATTATCACGCGCTCGCCCGCCAACATTGCCCTGTCTGTCGGTGCAATGCCCGGTGTCACCGTGAGGGTCGATACCAACACCGCCCCCGCCACCGTCGTCGCTGCGGCGCTGGACAAGGCCGACAACGGAGTATCGCCAACATGACACGCCTAGTCCTCGCTCTCGCCCTCGTCGCCATCGGCACCACCGCGCAAGCGCAGGGCATCAAGCTCGCGATCTGCCCCGGCGAGTTCGCTCTGTGCGCGGCCAGCGGCACGACGCCCGTCCCGAATAAGACCATCACGGTGGGCGATACAGTCTACCCGCTCGGACACGCGGTTTGCCCGGTTCTGGCCGGGCCCGCGATTGCCGACCTCAATCTGACCAATGGCTCGTGCGCCCCGCCGGGGCCGGGTAAAGTCTGGTCGCTGTTCTCGGTGGCCTACGCATCGTACCCGCAGGCCCCTAATTGGGCCGTCGCGCCCGCGAAGCCGCGCACGTTTGTCACGACGATGGCTCCCGGCGGCGGCATGAGCAACATGTGGTCGTTCCCGTGCGTGGTGCGCCCCGGCTCGACAAACGGCGCGAAACTGGCTGACTGCTACGGGCCGATGAACGAGTCGCCCTCGGGCAACCCCGTCCCACCGGGAACGAAGGTGATTACCGAGGCGGCTCCGGGCGTGGCTAATCCCGTCGGCGGAAATATACCCTAACGCAGGAGAATGAGTTGAAAAACTCAATAGCGTTAATACTGATCCTCGTGCTGGCGGCCTGCCAGCCCTCGCCGCAGCCGACCGTCAATACGGCGGCGGCGCAGAAGATGGTGCTTGAAGCGGAGATCGCCTACGAGGCGGTCTTGACCGTCGCCGTCGCCTACAACCAGAGGCCGCGCTGCACGCAGCCGCGCACGGTCATTACCTGCTCCGATCCGGCCATCGTCGCCAAGCTGCGCGCGGCAAACGACCAGATCAACAAGGCGCTGATCGCCGCGATGAACGTCGCCTCGACCCCCGGCGTCACCGAGAGCAAAGTGGTGGCGGCCATCGTAGTCGCGACGCAAGGCATCCCCGTCCTCCAGTCGATCCTCGCTTCGGCCAAGGGAGGCTGACATGATCGGCGCCATCATCGCCATCCTCGGTGAAACCATCCAGTTCATGCCGCAGGCAATCAAACTGGGCATGGACGTGACCGAGATCGTCAGCCGGGGCGTGGCCCTGTCGCAGAGCCCGGCGGCGACGACGGCCGACGAGCTGGCGGCGTTTGGTGCTCTTCTCGCGGCCGAGCGTGCCAAGCTGGTTGACTTGACGAACCAACTGAACAAGGACTAGGGCATGACCACCGGCCTTACCTACACGCAATACGTCACGGAGCTAGCCAACCTCACTGTCGTGGACCCGGCGGACGTCAACTTCGTCGCCAACCTGCCGCAGTGCATTACATATGCCGAGAACCGCATCTACCGCGACCTCGACCTGCTGACGACCGTCACCGCGGCCTCCGGGTTCGCGTGCGCGACCGGCAGCCGCCAGATCACGTGGCCCCTGACGCAGTTCGTGACGGTGCAGGAAATCAACGTCATCACCCCCGTCGGCACCGCGAACCCCGACGCGGGGACGCGCGTCAACCTGCTGCCGACGACCAAAGTTTGGATGGACACGGTCTACGCCTCCCCCAGCGCGACGGGCGTCCCGCAGTGGATGGCGATGCTGACCCAGAACACGGCGCTGATCGCGCCGTGGCCGAACGCCAACTACAGCGTGGAAATCGTCGGCACCGTTCGCCCCGACTCGCTCTCGGCGTCCAACACGACGACCTTCGTCAGCACGTACCTGCCCGACCTGTTCCTCATGGCCTCCATGGTCTTCATCAGCGGCTATCAGCGCGACTTCGCCCTCGGCGCCAGCCAGCCGAACGACGCCGGCATGCCCATCAACTACGAGACGCAGTACCAGACCCTGCTGAAGAGCGCGCTGGTCGAGGAGGCCCGCAAGAAGTTTGAGGCGGGGGCGTGGTCGTCGATGTCGCCGGCGGTTGCCGCGACGCCGACGCGAGGGTAGTCGATGCACGCCAGCCTGAAGCTGATCCCCACGGTCGACACGCAGCGCACGCCCGCGCTGAACGAGGCCGCGATCAACCAGACCCAACTAATCCGCTTCATGCGCGACCGGGAGAACCTCGGCCTCGTGCAGAAGCTCGGGGGCTGGACGCGTTTCTACCCCACCGCGGTGCCTGCCGTGCCAAGGGCCTTGTGGGCTTGGCGCGACAACCTCGCCAACGATTACCTCGCCATCGGGTGCGAGACGTCAGTGTCGACGCCGGCAGTCGGCGCGCCGCTGTACGTCTACGACGTTGACGGGGGCGTGCTGCAGCCGATCACCCCGCAGTACTACGTCCAGAACACTGCGGTCGACTGCACGACGACACTCGGGAGCGACATCGTCACCATAGCTGACCCCGGCTTCAGCGCCGCCACGACAGGCGCCTCGGGCAACGGCACCACCGCCACGATCACCTACGCGGGGACGTATGTCTTCCCCGTCGGCGCGGCGGTCGTCGTCGCGGGCGTGACGCCGGGAGGCTACAACGCCACCGCGACCGTGACGGCCTCCAGCGCCGGCTCGGTGTCTTACGCCAACGCCACGACCGGGGCGCAGACTGTTCCGGGGACCGTTGACAGCGGCGGCAGCAATATCACTGCCTACGACGCGGTGTTCATCCCCGCGCACATCAGCGTCGGCGGCTTGATCCTGTTCGGGGTCTACCCGTGCATCTCTGCATCTTCCACCACGTACCAGATCGCGGCGACGGACACATTGGGCGATCCCGCGCTCGCCACCGCCAATGTCTCCAACGCCGGCGACGTCGCCGTATTCGACTCGACGTCCGGGGTGTCTATCATCACGGTCACGCTGGCTGACCACGGGTACGCGGTTGGCGATACCTATCCTGTCCTGATAGCGACGGCAGTCGGCAGCGCGACGCTGGAGGGGAACTACACCGTACTGACGGTGCCGACCGTCGACACGTTCACAATTCAGGCGCCCCAAGACCCGGAGACTACTGAAACCGAATCGATCAACGGCGGCGACGCCCGCTACGTCTACTACATCAGCTACGGGCCGCTTCCCCCGGGTGGGGGGTACTCGACCGGCGGGTACTCTGTCGGCGGCTACTCAACCGGGACTACCCCCTCGGCTGCCGTGGGCTTCCCGATTACCGCCGACGACTGGTCGCTGGATAACTGGGGCGAAATCCTGATCGCCTCCCCCGACGGGGCGCCGACGCAGACCGTAGACGCCGACCCCGGCGGCCCGATATTTCAGTGGGGCCCCGCGACCGGCGTACAGAACGCCCAGATCATCCCGCAGGCGCCTATCACGAACCACAGCGTCTTCCTCGCGATGCCGCAGCGTCAGATCGTGGCGCTCGCCTCGACGTTCACAGGCGTGCAGGATCACCTGCTGATCCGGTGGTGCGACCTCAACGACTTCAACTCGTGGATCGCTACGCCGGTCAATCAGGCGGGTTCCTACCGCCTGACCAAGGGCAGCCGCATCATTGGCGGCGCGCAGGGGCCGCAGCAGGGCCTGCTCTGGACGGACCTCGCGCTCTGGGCGATGCAGTACGTCAACCTGCCCGACGTCTACAATTTCAACGAGTTGGCGACGGGTTGCGGCCTGATCGCCAAGAAGGCGTTCGGCTTCCTGAACAACATCACGTTCTGGATGGGCCCGTCGCAGTTCTACATCTACAGCGACGGCGTGCGCGACCTTCCCTGCACCGTGTGGGACTTCGTGTTCCAGCAGCTCGACACGGCGAACGTCGACAAGATCCGCTGCGCGCCCAACTCGCAGTTCAATGAAATCTCGTGGTTCTTCCCGACGACTGCGGGCGGCGGCGAGATCGACGCCTACGTGAAATACTCTGCGGGCACCAGCAGCTGGGACTACGGCTACCTCTCGCGCACGGCGTGGATCAACCAGTCGGTGCTGGGCCCGCCCATCGGCGGCGCCCCGACGGGCCTCGTCTTTCAACACGAGACGTCGCCGAACGCCGACGGCCAGCCGCTGGCGGCCAGTTTCCAGACGGGCTACTTCACGCTGCAGGACGGCGACCTGCTCTCGTTCATCGATCAGGTCTGGCCCGACTTCAAGTGGGGCTACTACAACGGTGCCCAGAACGCCTCGCTCCTGATGACATTCTATGTCGCCGACTATCCCAGCCAGACGCCGCGCGTCCACGGCCCCTACACGCTGACACAGGCGACCCAGTACATCACCCCCCGACTGCGCGGGCGGCTGGTGTCGATCAAGTTCGAGAGCAACGACGTCGACACGTTCTGGCGCATCGGCGCCCCGCGCTACCGCATTACTCCCGCCGGGAAGTTCTGATGGCATCTCTTGACGATTTGTTGACGACGCAAAAGAACGGCGTCGTTGCCATCAACGGCATCCAGCGCCTGATGGCCGATTTTCTGGCGCTGATAAGCACGGGCGTCACGACTTTCAGCGCCGGCGCAACCGGCCTCACGCCCAACACCGCGTCGACGGGCGCAGTTACGCTGGCGGGGACGCTGGCCGTTGCCAACGGCGGCACGGGCGTCACGGGCTTCGGCGTCGTCACGTCCAAGACGGCGAGCTACTCGGTTTTGGCCGCTGACAGCTACAAGGACTTCGACAACAACGGCGCGGCGGGTTCCGTCACGTTCACGTTGCCCGCCTCGACTGTAGGACTGACCTACGGTTTTGCCGTCATGGAAGCGCAGAACCTTGTGATAACCGCCCCCGGCGGATCCACGATCTACCTTGGCGCGCTGGCCACGACGGCGGGCGGGACCATCACATCCAGTACGGTCGGGTCGTACCTGCTCGTCAAGTGCCGCTCGGCTACCGAGTGGATTGCCCAGTCCTCTATGGGATCATGGACACCCGCATGAGAAAGCTCCTGTTCGCTCTCCTGTTTCTCGCCTCGCCGGTCTTCGCCCAGACGCAGACGCAGTACTATACGGTGCCGACCATCGCCGCTCTCAAGGCGATGACGACAAGCCGGCCGTCGGTGGTGCAGGTGGTGGACGCCAACCCCGGCGTCTTCAGCCTGTCGAGTGGCGCGTGCTCGGCGGCGGACGACATCTTCCAAGTGCAGCCGACCGCGGGCACGACTGTGTGCTATACGCGGATGGCGACACCCTATGCGGTAGGCAAAAGCGCGACCGTCAATGGCGTGCTGGTCACGAACGGGACGGGCGTGCCGTCTGTTTCCACGACGTTGCCCGCCTTCACGCTCTCCGGGGCGCTCACCTACGGCGGCGTCACCCTCTCGAACAGCGTGACCGGCACCGGCTCAATGGTGTTGAGCGCGAGCCCGACGTTCACGGGCACGCTCACGGCGGCGACGGGTGTGTTTAGCGCCACTATCAAGACCGGCGGCTACACGGTGGCCACACTCCCCGCGGTTGCCGGTGCTGGCGAACGCGCATACGTCACGGACCAGTTGACGACATGCGCTATCACCGGGGCGGCGCTCACGGGCGGGGGTGTTCTCACTTGCCCGGTGTTCTACAACGGCGCGGCTTGGGTCGGGGGCTGACACGTTGACATCTTTGGGGGCTTCGCAAGGCGCGGTATAGTAGCCTGTTACCCGGAGTATTTAAGTGCCCCTGAAGCGCGGTTCATCGCAGGCCACGATCAGCGCCAACATCGGCGAGATGCTCCACGCCGGGCGCCCGCGCGAGCAGGCCATCGCCGCCGCGCTGGACACGGCGCGCAAGACGCGCGCCACCGGCGGCGGGGTTCACACGGGCGCAATTCATAGCGCCGTCGCGGGGCGCACCGACCACCTACCCATGCACGTCCCCTCCGGGGCCTATGTCATCCCGGCTGACATCATCTCGGCCATGGGCGAGGGCAACACGACGGCAGGCTTCAAGGTCGCAAAGTCGATCTTCAGCACGCCCTTCTACAGCGCCTCGAAGGCGGGCGCGGGCGCGCCCTACGGCCAGTCTGGCGAGCCTTACGACGCCCAAGGCGACCAACCCTACGTCGAGGACGTGCTGCCCTACAACGCGCCAATGCCGGGCAAGGCCGAGGGCGGCAGCGCGACGGTGCCCATCGTCGCCGCGGGCGGCGAGTACGTGATCCACCCCGAGGACGTCGCGCGGCTAGGGAAGGGGGCCCTCGATGACGGCCACAAGATACTCGACGAGTTTGTAAAGCGGTTCAGGGCGAAGACCATCAAGACGCTTGAGAACCTACCCGGGCCGAAGGTCGATTAGTGAGCACCCCCGCAACCCCGTCAATGCTTGAGGAGAAGCAGATGACCGACATCCACGTCCGCGTTGGCACACCCGACGATGTCCACCAATTCATGTCCCTCTGTCTGCAGGGCAGCGAGGAGAACGGTTTCGTGCATCCGGATCCGCAGAAACTTCTCGCAGAAGTGTGGCCCGCTCTCAACCGCGACGGCGGCATCTGCGGCGTGATCGGGGCCCCCGGCGCCGATCACTTCGAGGGGGGCATCCTCATGCGCACCTGCAAACTCTGGTACAGCGATCAGGTCGTGCTGGAGGAGCGCGGCGTGTTCGTTCACCCGGAGTACCGCAGCGCCAAGGGCGGCCGCGCGCGCAAGTTGTGCGAATTCGCCAAGGCGGCGGCGGCAAAACTTGAGATGCCCCTGATGATTGGCATTCTGTCAAACCACCGGACGGAGGGGAAGGTGCGGCTCTACGAGCGCATCTTCGGGAAGCCCGCCGGCTCATATTGGCTGTACGGCGCCGAAACCGGCGTCACCAACAAGGCTGAACACTGATGTTCTCTGAACGCAAGATCTGGAACGACGGGGCCCCCTTCGAGGACTTCATGGGCCGCGACGGAGCCCCGCCGGTTGCGCGGCGGCATCTTGCGTTCGGTGGCGGCAAGGGCGGCGCCGGCGGCACGACCTACCAGCAGCAGACGACGACAATCCCTCCCGAAGTCCGGGCGCGCTACGATGCGGTCAACGCCCGCGCGGAGACAGCCGCGCAGCAGCCGTTCCAGCCCTACGGGGGCCAGTTCGTCGCGCCGCTGACGGCCACCCAGCAGGCCGGCACCGCCCAGATCGCCAACGCGGGGCAGGGCTACCAGCCCTACCAGCAGGCCGCGACCACGGCCCTGACCGGCGCGGCCGAGGCCGCCCTCCCCTACTACGGGCAGGCGGGACAGAATATCGACGCGGCGCAGGCGGCGGGTGCCCCCTATACCGGCGCGGCTACGATGGCGGGATTGGCCGGCGCGCAAGCGGTGAACCCGGGGCAGCTTGAAATCGGCCGCTACATGGACCCCTACCTGCAGTCGGTAGTTGCACCGACGATGCAGGGTTTGTATCAGCAGCAGCAGCAGCAGCAGAGCCAGCTCATGGGCTCGCAGGCCATGCGCGGCGCGTTCGGCGGCGACCGGGGCTCGATTGCGGCCGCGAATCTGGCGCGCCAGCAGGGTCTGGCCGCGCAGCAGACGCAGGCCGGGCTCCTCTCGCAAGGCTACGGGCAGGCCCTGCAGGCGGGGCAGCAGCAGCAGGGTGTGGGCCTTCAGGCGGGGCAGGCCAACCGGGCGGCGATGCAGCAGCTTTCGCCCCAGCTCCTCCAGATCGGCCAGCAGGCCTTCCAGCAGCCAATGGCGGCCGCGCAGGCCCAGCAGGGCCTCGGGCAGGGCCTCCTCGGCTACGGGCAGAATGTGGCCCAAGGACTGACCGGAATAGGCCAGCAGGGCACGCAGACGGGGCTGGCGAGCGGACAGGCGCTACTTGGCGCCGGCACGCTGGAGCAGCAGACGCAGCAGCAGCAGAACGCGGCGCTGTACAACCAGTACCAGCAGCAGCAGGGCTACCCGTTCCAGATTGCCCAGTTCCTCGCGAACATCGCCTACGGCGGCGGCCCGCTCTACGGCAGCACGACGTCGGGCGTCACCGGCTCGCCGACGCCGTTCTTCTCGGACGAGCGCGTCAAGGAAGACATCACCGAGATCGGCCGCACCCACGACGGCCAGAAGATCATCAAGTTCAAGTACAAGGGATCGAACCAGCCGCAGATCGGCCTCTCGGCGCAGGACGTCGAGAAGCACCACCCGGAGGCCGTCAGCGAGACGGCCGAGGGCATCAAGGCCGTCGACTACGACGCCGCGACGAAGCACGCCGAGCGCGCCTACGGGGGCGGCCTGATGCCGTCGTCCGAGGGCGGCGCGGTGCATCCGAGCATGGCGGGCCTCGGCTTCGCCGCGGGCGGCAGCACTCCGGGTGTCGACGAGTATTCTCAGCAGCTCCTGCAGTCGCTGGTTAACCCGCACGCGGGGTCTTTGCCTTACGGCACCGCGGGCAAAAACATGCCCGCAGGAAAGCAGCAGGGGTGGAGCGTCAAGCCGATGCCCGCGGCTACGCTGCTAAAGGGCACCCTGCCGCCGCCGCCGCCACCGCCGAAGTCAAGTGGCGAGGTAGTCGGGGGCGGCATCAAGGATGCTGTCGGCGCGGTCGAAACGGGCGAGAAGGCCTACAAGTTCGGCGAGAAGGCATACGACTTTGCTAGAAGGCAGGCCGTAGGCGAGGCCGCCAAGGCGGCCGTGCCCGCGACGGGGAACACCTCCGCGCAATCCGCGACACCCGCTTCCAAAGGAGTGTTCGGCTACGGGGGTGTAGGTGGGGCTTCCCCGCCGGCCCCCGCGGCCCGGGCGCCCGGACTTGCTGCCGCCACCCCGGAGCCGGCGCCCGTGCGGGCGGCCGAGGCGACGGCGGGGCTTGCCCCTCCTGAAATTACAACGGCGTCGCTCGACGCACTGCCGGTGGAAGACGTCGCGAGCCTCGGCGAAGGCCTCGGGGGGCTTGAAGGACTGCCGATGTTTGTGGCGCGCGGTGGCCGCATCGGCTACGAGGGCGGCGGCGGAGCCGAAGTATCTGACGAAATGGACGCGACCCCCGGCGGCGGCGAGGACACCATCCTCGGCGGGATCGCGAAGCCGGTTGCGCCGGCTAAACTCGACAAGCCCGACCTCCTCAAGGAGAGCGGCGCCAGCGGTCAAAAGCCCAAGGACGGCACCGGGAAGGCTATCGGCTCACTGGCCGGCGCCGGCATCGGCGCAATATTCGGGGGCCCGGCGGGTATGAGTATGGGCAGTACCCTCGGCGGTGGGCTGGGCGGCCTGTTTGCGCGCGGCGGCGGGACTGACATCGAGCACGCCAAGCGCCTGATCTCGCGCGTCGAGAGCGGCGGCCGGTACGACATTCTGGGCGAACATGACGTGCCGGGGCAGGGTCGCGCGCACGGCAAGTATCAGGTGATGCCGAACAACATCCCGAGCTGGACCGAGGAGGCCCTCGGGCGCCGCATGACGCCCGCCGAATTCCTGAAGAGCCCGGAGGCGCAGGAGCGCGTCTTCGAGCATCACTTCGGCAAGTCACTGAAGCAGTACGGCAACCTCGAAGACGCCGCCTCGGTGTGGCACAGCGGCGTGCCGCTGTCTGAGGCGCGACGCCTCGGACGGCGCGACGTCAACATGTCGACCGAGGACTACGTCCGCAAGGTCATCGGCGGCGGGGCACCGGCCGAGGCGCACATGCGCCCCGGGGCATCGCGCAGCGCGGGCCTCGCGCCGCCGCTTCACGATGTTGAAGACGACACGCCGCCGCATATTGACACCGGCGACGATTTTGAAATGCCCGACCGCTTTGAGATGCCCGACCGCTTCAATCGGTTTGCCTCGGGCGGCCTCGTGCCTCGGCGCGGATACGCCGTCGCTGGCGAGGTGCAGTCGGTAGAGACTGCGCCGTTTGAACTTGCGCCGAGCATCTCTGAAGACGACCTGCAGCGCAGCCTGCAACGTGGCGTTCGCGAGGCTCCGTTCGGCCTCGCGCCGGGTATCTCTGAAGACGATTTGCAGCGCAGCCTGCAGCGGGGCGTTCGCGAGGCTCCGTTTGAGGCCCCCGGCGGGCTGGCCGCTCGCACGATGCCGCTTCAACAGACTTCGGCTGTCGCGGCCAACCCGCCTGTCGCCCCTTCTGAACAGATGCTAGGTTCGCTGCCGGCGCGCGACGCTACAGCCGTCGAACGCGCAACCGCGCCAGCACCGGGCGTTGCCCCGCCGCTGCCCCCTTCACGCAACGTGGCCACGGTCGGCGGCAACAATCCTCCGCCGGCGAACACCCCTCCCGTTAATACGTCAACGCAGAACGGGACGCCGCGCCCCGCGAACGATCCTTTGAACGACCTCATGCAGAAGGGCGACACGGCAGGCTTCTTCGACAAGAGCGGTTGGCTCGACCGCAATCAGAACCTGCTGCTGTCCGGTGCCGCGGGCATCGGCAAAATGCTCGCGTCGCGTTCGCCGTTCCTCGGCAACGCCATTGGCGAAGGTGTCGCTGAGTTCGCCACCATGTATCCGACGGTGGGTTTCAAGCAACAAGGCCTAGATATTCAGCAGCAGACCGCTGACATCGCTGCCGCGCGCCAACTCTACGGTGTGTACACCGATCTCGGCGCAAGGATCGCTACCGGCGAAGGGCTTGGCGGCGACAACGCGAGCGCCATGGGGCCGTTGCGCGAGCAGTACAACAACCTCGGAAAACAAATTAACACGCTAATTGGCAAGTACGTGAAGACGCCGAAACAGGCCGCTGAACTGCTCACAAACAGCGGCAGCGGGCCCTCTGGCGGCGGCCAACCGACGCCGGTCAACGCTCCCGGCGCTACGCCGCCCGTTTCGACGACCGCCGCTACGCCGCCTGTTTCAACGGCCGCCGCCGATCAATCCGACGTCCCGTCGTGGGCGCGGCGCGCCCAGACGACCGCCGAAGAGCAAGCGTTTATGAAACAGAACATCGACCCCAACCGCGATCCGGCGGAACTTTACCGGCGCGCGCGAACGGCTTTGGCAACCGACCCAACGGGTGAGGTGGCGCGGCAATTGAAGAAAGACGCCGACGACATACAGGCGCGCATGAACGACAAGGGCGAAATCCCGATAATCGGCGGCGGCTTCACGTCGATGCCCGGCTGGAACAGTCGTCGCGCTGAAGTTGAACGCG